TTATGTGCGATCACTTCGTTCCATCTCGTACATTCTTACCGAATGCAAAACCAGGTCGCGATACTTCCAAGTGCTGATCAGATACTCAATGACTTCCTGGTCCTCTATCTTGCACTCCATCAAGAGCAACAGCTTGACCGTGTATTCATTTTTCAAAATTGGTGCTTGATAAGTCACATCTACCCAATGCTCAAAGCCTAAATCCGTCGGCTCTACGCTTGCTAATTCAATATTTAAGATTTTCATTTGTTCTTCCTCCTTACCTATCTATTCGTAAAAAGAATAAAAACAGAGAAAAAATCATTACTTTTTAGACAAACAAAAAAACCGCAAGCCTGAGCCTGCGGTCTAGTGTACAATATTTTTGATTTTATACAGGTTTTTCAGTGAGTTCGTAGGTAGTTCCGTTTATAGTAACCTTAATACCTTCGATTGTGATATCAATTTGGTCAGACAGTCCACTAATCCCAACAGCTTTGTCGAATTTGTCCAATGGTCCATTTTCTGACTCAATGGCTTTCAGACGGCTAGAAGCTCCGATAATATAGCTATCAAATCCACTTGCTGCATAATCATAGGTTGCACCACCGACCTTAAACATGCCTTTCACAGAATCGCTAAAAGTCTTAGCGCCTGCCACTTTGTAAGAGCCATCTTTTCGCAAAAGGTAAAACCAATCCGTTAGGAAGTCATCTACAGATGTGTAGTGCATGTAATGGCCACCCTCATTTGAAGGACGTGCTGAACCTTGAGTGACTGTCACACCGCTTGGACGCTGTCCTTGACCAGTCCAAGTCATTCCGCCCCAGTTGTTGTCTGCCTTGCCTACGGCTGAAGTACCCCAAAGTCCTTCAAAGTGCAGGATAGTGATAGCATAGCTAGGAAGGATATTTTGCTTTTTGCAATTAGCGAGAATCTTGTCCAATACCGTTTTTTTTAGTACAGCGCCATTGAACGAGAGGTCACCCTCTTCTTTGCTCACTATCGTTTTCTCAATTGGCTCCGTTTTGCTTATTTCGGTTTCCGTGGGCTTTTTTACCTCTGAACTCTCAGACGGTTCAGAAGGCTGTTTTTTAAGCAATTCTGTTACTTGTTTCTGAACTTCATCATATTGACTACCCAGAGACTGCTTGCGTGCCTCACCATTACCATGCTTACCAGCAATTACCTCTTGAGCAAGCTCGTCAACAGTCTTTTGATTAGTCGTAACTTTGCCATTGATGACTGCCATGACAGCTTCATATTGATTGCCAAGAGCTGCTTTGCGTGCCTCTCCGTTCCCGTACTCTCCCGCAAGAGTCTCTTTAACCAATGTATCAAGATCTTTTCCTGAGGGCGCACTTGCTTGATTAGTCAAGCGATACACATAATAGTATGGTCGTCCAGCGTATAGCCAGCGTTCGTCGTGGTCATTGATGGAGATCCCATCATACGGATAATTACAGTGAATGATATTATCACTGTCAATGAACATACCTGTATGGCCACCTGCTCCGCTAGAATAGCCACGGCGACCCCAGATAAAGATATCTCCACGTTGAGCGTCCCACGGCTGGTTTTCTGTGATGAGTTCATATCCGTTCTTTTTGAGCCAGTCATGTTCATACTCAGTATTGACCGCCCAACCAGCAGACGCGGCTCCAGCGCTCGTCAAAGCGTAGTAGATCGAACTTGAGCAATCGTAAGAGTCGGGGCCGTTACGATCGTCCATGCTGTAGGATACTTGACCTTGTCGCGCACGCATCCAAGCGATAGCTGTTTCAATGTTTACTGCCATAATCATTCCCCTTTCCAAGAGTCGTTCATCCTCTTGACCGCTGACTCAACAAATGTATCTAAGTCCTTATCGGTCATGCTGATGTTATATTTGGTCAGTTCAGCACGGATTTTAGTTCGTGCTTGATCAAGTTTCTCTTGACCTTTATAGCCAGTTTCAGAAGCGACTTGCTCCACGGCATTGACCGCATTTTTGGCCAAGATTTCGACAATCTTGATGGTTTTCTCTCCACCTTTTTGAACCAGGTAGTCCTTGACCGCTTTTACTGCGATTCCAGCAAGAATAGTTAAGATTCCAGTAGCTGAAGCAATAATGATTTCAGTGATTTGTTGCATGTGTTATTCTCCTTTTTCGATTTCTTCCATGCGGTCGTTCATGCGGACCATTTCTTTTTGAATGTCTCCGACCGTGTGAGTGATTGTGGTTAATTCTGTAGTGGTCTTTTCTAGGTGAGTCATCAAACGCTCTTCTCGTCTGTTAGAGTCGGCCTTTGATTGCTCGTGCAAATCCATAATCTTCTTCTCTCGCTTGTCCGAAGTCTTGATAAGATATCGAATGATAATAAAGAAAAGCAAGATAAACAAAATCGCCCAAGCCACCTGACTTTGAGCGATTTTTTCAGCTTCTTCAATTGGCATATAACCTCCTTTGTCTATACTTCTTTAAGATTAAATTTCAAGCCACGGAATTTACTAGCAACTCCAGGACGATTCTTGGCTGTAATTCGATAAAATCCAACATCGAGCACAGCGCCGTCTGATAATGACTGTTCATTTGACGTCATAATCACGTTGTCTCCAAAATAGTGGACAATTGACGGACGTTCAATATAAACCGAAACCTCAAACATTGTCTTTGTTTGAGTAGAATTTAGTTGTCCTTCTAAATCGAAACCATCAGTTCTTCCAATAAATTTGACTTCATCCTGCTCATCTGTTAAGTAATCTGAATAGCTCAAATCTGACACAACTTTGTTGTTTTGATATCCAACTTTGCTAGATTCTGAAATCACAATTGTCTGATGTATCAATTGACTTGCTAAGAATTCCGCCCCTTTTTGATGGCCAAGATTCCCAAAATGACACATATCAGGAGTTAATTCCTTAATCTTATATTCTGAATAATTCAAAATATTACTTGTGCCAGCGTTATAATCAATAAATGGCAATCCTAATTCTTCGGCCAAATCCTTCTTGATATTGTCGGCTATAGCATTAATTTTTGAACCAAAACGCTTGTGATTTTCAAATTCAGCTTGAGTGCTCATTAGTACAGGTTTAATGCCTTTTGCCAGTAAACGATTGATGATGATGATATGATTGTCACGAAACGATTTGATTTTACTCGCATCATATACCAAGTCATTGATCCCCATTGTGATGAATGCATAATCAATTGATTCAGGTATTGGAGATAGAACGGCATCCAAATTTTCGCGAAGCCAATTAATTGTTTTTCCTGAGAATCCTCTATTATAAAATTTATGGTTGAATGAATAACCTTTTTGATTATTTACAATGTTATTTAAAATCTCAGTGTAGCTGTTAGGTTTTTCAGCTAAAGACTCAAGAACATTGCCAGTATAATTGGTTGTTCTTAGTGCGTCGGTTGTACTATCTCCCAACGTTACAATAACAGTCTTTTTAGTCTGTAGGTCGACTTTTAGTCGTTCTAAAGTGATTGTGTTCTGAGCAGAAATCAGCTTGTCGGTATTAATGAAATTTCTTTCGTGAGATATATGTCGAATTTCATCAAAATATATTTCCGCAATTTTGACTAGAGATGCTGTTTTTGGTATTTCAGTTCGTCGGTATTCTGAATAAGAATACATGGTCGTAAGCTGAAAAGTTTTAGTGTCTCTATCGAACAATAACAAGCGTCCGAAAGGTGAATCAAACGTCAGTTCAAATTCATCAATACCATTGATAAAGTATCCGTCAAAAGAGATAATAAAGTCATTACCTTCTCTTTGACCTCTTATCGTTCTCGATTTTGGATCAAATATAATTCGCCCTTGAATCACTGTACCCCAGTTAGCATCTATATAGTCACTTCTCTCACCAATCTTTAATCCAATAGTTTTGACAAAAGGAGAAGATTGTGGATGCAGAAGCACCCCGTTGTACAAAATGGCAAGAATGGTTTCTTTATTACCAATATCGCTAATATTTCCAAGATTTCTCACATACAATTCATGAGTTTTGTCATTGTATATAACGTATTGACTTACTGTTTCTTTTGGTAAAGATGCTGATAAATTCTCATTCACGCTAGCTCTTCTTTTACCTACTTGAAACCAACTTCCGCTGGCTAATGTAACTGTAGAATTTTTTGCATCAATTGTTAATCGCCCTGCTAACATTAAACCAAAACCCATACGCTCGTCTAATTTAGCATCTGTTACAGACCCGTTAACAATATTAGCAGAGCTAACAGCATTATTTCCAACAACTGCGACTTTGTTTCCAGAGATTTGTTCTCTTGCATCCTGTGCTAACATTGCCCAAGTAATTTGTGCAGCACCATTCTTATCAACCTTGTCATTGATAAGTTGACTGGTTTTTTGATTAGCAGCATCCGCATTAGCATTTATGCTCAAAAGATTTTGCGAAAGTGTGTCAAATCCACCTCTGGCTTTTGCAACTTCCATATTCGCATTACCGTCTTTGGATGCTGTTTCGTACGTGACTTCAAGTGCTTTCGCAATAGACTCACGAACATCAGCACCCCTTGTTTTCTTTCTAATACCTTCAACTAGAATGTTGATGTTCTTAGTGTTTGGCAGCGGTGTTGTGTCGTCGTATAAATTCAAACGTCCTGTTGCTTCTTCTGTTGTCATTAACTTCCTCCGAATTCATTTCTAATTTTGATGATTTCAGCTTCTAACGCTCTAATTCTTTCTGTATTTTCAGGCTTGTGTTCATTTCTCAAGCGCTCTAGTTCACTTGTTAGTGTCAAAAGTTTCTCACGCTTGCTCTTAATGTCTTGATTCGCTTTAGCACGTTCAATTGATTCAATTGCTTCTTGAGATTGGAGTTGGTAAGCAGATAGCGATTGAGACTTAGAACCAATAACCAAATCCACACTCTGAGGGTTCAGGATGTCAATCTTCTTTTCGATGATTTGTAACTTCTCTATTCCTGAGAGTGGAGCGTTCAAAATTGGATGGGTATTACCGATTTTAAATTTCACATATCTAGAGTCAATCAAATATCTCTCGACTACTGCAACCGTCCATTTTGCAAGAGCGATTTTTTGATTCCTTAGGTACTGTAGTCCTCTACTTTTTAAGACGGACGGACTATCAATCTCTGTCCAGATAACAGGTTTTCGAATAATGCCAAACTTTGCTACAAGTTCAGCATCTTCAAGCCACATCTTGCCACCGTTCACTGACGAGATGTCAATCTGCTTTCTTGTTACATCAGATCCTTGCTCTTCTTTATCACCTGAAGAAGAGCCGTCTGAGTTCTTCTCATCTGCTCCAATCGGCATTATTTGAGTAGCAATGCCGTCAAATGAAACTTTACGAGATGCCGACTTAATATTTCGTCCTAATTGGATAGGCGATTCTTGACTCTTACCAATCGAAGAGGTCCAATCAAGGTAGAAGCCGTCATTCTCTCTTCGTAAAGTAAGATATCCACCAATATTAGCAACAATACGCTCTCGAATCGTATCCCAAGTAGATTCATATCCAAGATAGCGCCAAGGCTTGTCTGTTAAACTCTTGACAGTGACAGAACCAAGATAAATTCGCTTGTAATCTTCTACTTGTGCATTATGCTGATTCAAGATTTCTCTCAAGTATGCTTCAGCACCAGTGTTTTTCAACTTTTGGAAATGTTGTGTACTGTCATGCAAAAAGGATAGAAAATCTTCACAAACAACCTCTTGAACAAATCCTGTACTCGTCATCTTATTTGAAATGCTCAAAACCCTACCCTCGAATTCGACTTCCTCGTCATATAAATTCACGACCTGGACAATCGATTGAAAGGGGATGAGTTTTTGATACAAATCATTTTGCATCGGAATAACAAAAGTGAACTCATTAATTGCATTCTGCGCTTGCTTGATAGAACCTGAAAGGATTTTGTTGCCTTTACGAGAATACGGACTGTGAACGACCTTCTTTTTGGTAAAATCGGTATCCGATGACATTTCTCGAAAAGAGTTCCAAAAATATACTTCAAATCCACCATTCTTCATGCCATCACCTCTGCATTAAATCTTAATGATATCGAACCGTTTCCTTTTGCAGTAAAACGGTTCATACCTGGTTTCATAGATAAGACGAAATCTGTATTTTCGCCCTTCTTAAACTTGTATATTTTGCCTTTTTTGTCGATAAGGCTGATATCGTTGCTACAAATCACTGTCGGACTAACTGAAGTATCACTGCTATTCACAAAGTAAATCTCTTTTTGGCCATTGATATCCCACTTGGTCCAATTTGAAAAATCATTCTCGAAGTCGAATGTATCCCAAACATCGTCGAAGTAATTATCAACATGGAATGCGAATGGATAGCAAATGAAGACGATTGTAGCAATCAAATGCTTCTTCAGGGGTACATCTGTTACTTTGATACTTTTGATTTTCCCAAGCCAATAATATCGCTTATCGTGAGTATCAAATAGCTGACTTTCTGATTTGGTTGTCATGCTTGATTTGATGAACCGTTCAGCTACCTTTCTATCAGGATAATCTTTGTTTGGTAGCTTAAATTCATAAGTGATTTCTCGTCTATCAAAGAAGACCTCCCCAAGCACGTCAGAGAAGTCTAAAACACCTTGCAAATAAGGGATTTGCTCTACAATCTCCTTCTTATCAGGAGTAGGAGCGTTCCTACTTTGAAGATACCAACCAGCATCTTTACTATTAAAATCACCGAATTGGATATATTCCTTAATTTGAGTAATCATAATCGATGCCGTCCTTTCAATGCCTGAATGTTTCCTACTGCTTCATCGTAAGCATAAGCTGTGCCACCAATGAGCGCTCCTGTATCCAAGACCATCGTCTGGCCTTGTGCTACTTGCTCTCTCAATTCTGACAAGCTATCAATCACATCTGATAATAGACTTGTTGAATGAGCGATATATGCTTCTTGTCTGCTGGATGTTTCATCAATTGGTGTCTTACCTCTCAACGTCTCAATTTTAAGCTGACTTGACATGGTAGCAGTCGCACCAGTCAAAAGATTCTTAGACCTTAAACTAAAATCATTCACATGATCACGGATAGCATCCAAGTGACCTGTAACCTTATCCATTGACGAATTAAGCCCGTCTGAAATACCTAGACCAATCTGCCAGCCGATGTCAGAATAATCGTCGTTAATTACATCTTGAATAGTCCCTGCCATGCTTGAAATGTTATCCATGATATTTCTCCAACCACCCTGAATACCTTGATTCAAACCAGTCATGAGAGCCGAACCGTTCTCAATAAGCAATCTTCTGTCATATGAAACAGGCCCTTTATGGTCTTTAATCCATTGAGCCATATTCGATACGCTAGAAGTAATCTGAGACCAACCTGAGTCAATACCAGACTTCAAACCAGCCATAAGAGCCGAACCGTTTGAATACAAGTCAACTCCTGACGCAATGTTTCTCAAGTAGCTGTTAGCACTGTTCACGAAGCTTTGAGTAATCGTAATCATCTGCTGGCCAACAGATCTCCAAGAAGAAACCATCAAAGCTCCGTTAGATTGAATAGATGAAACTATCGAAGTCATACCATTATTAACAACAGTCCGCATTTGATTGATAGACTCTTGCATCGAAGTCATCATTTGAGTTCCAGCGTCTCTAATTGCTGCAGTTGATCCAGACATCGATGTAGATATACTAGAACCGAATGAACTGATATTGCTTACTACAACAGCAGTAATCGTTCCGAGACTCTGTAGAGCTGAATTAGCTTGCGACACTTGAGCATTGAACATCTCAAATCCAACGTTAATAGCTAATAGAGCTGAGCTGATAACAATAACACTAGATGCTAGAACTTGTGAATTAGTAGCAAAAGTCTGTAAAGAACTTCCAACAGTGCTTAACTGTGTAGGTAGGTTTGTCAAGCTTTCAGAAAGTTGGGTGAATGCTGTTGGTAGAGTTTGCAACGACATTGATGCCAATTGCGAGAATATCGCAATCAATTGCATTCCTTGGCCTGCTTGTTGCAACCCTGGGCCTGCTGAAGCAATGCCAGAATTGACAATAGCTGTCAATCCTGTTGCTACTGTCGCTAATGTTCCAGCTAAGTCTAGCAATCCTAGCTCGGTGAGCATCGCAATCCCTTCAGCCATGTATTTGACTCCAAGGCCTGCGTTTAAGGCAGCATTACCGATGCTGTCAAAGATTCCAGCTACACCGTCAAGGACATTACGGATAGCAGAGCCAAAGGACTCAACTACACTACCAGCACTTTTCAAGATAGAGCTCACTTGTTCTCCAAATGTTTTCAAGAGATTAGACAAGCTATCAATGATAGGACTAATCTGAGAGAACATGCTACTAAATGACGAAACAATATCAGCAATCGACGGAGCTATCGCAACCACCATTTCAGTTATGGCTGGAGCAAATGGAGCTATCGCTTCAACAATTTGAACGATAGCGTCAGCAATAATTTGAACTACTGAAACGAACGCATCACTTATAATCTCGACGATTGGAGTCACTGCTGTTGCAATTCCTGAAATGGCTTCACCAAGAGCTGTGATAAAAGGAGCTGCCGCTCCCATAGCTTCACCAAATGCCACGACAAGAGGAGAGAGTTGAGCCAAGGCGCTTGTTACATTTGGAAGAACTCCTGAAACTGTAACGATAGCCTGGGCAAATGTGCTGATGATTGCAGTAGCAACAGTAGCAAATGCCTGCCCAACTGCGTTAATGATTGTAGCCACTCCTTCGCCCTGACTAGCAATGAGACTTAAACCTGCCGCAATAATAGCCACTCCAGCACCGATTCCGACTGCTGCAATACCAATCGCTCCGCCAAGAGCAAGAATATTCCCAATCCCAGCCGTTCTCAAAGCCAATCCAAATGCTCGGATGACCGGAGCCAATCCAGAAAGGGCAATTTTGATACCTTCACCAATTCCTGTTGCAGCCGTCTTGATTGCTGTTCCTGTTGTTTTGATTAGAGTTGAAATCGATTTGAAAATTTGAGCGATTGCACTTTTTGAGTTCGTTACACTTCCTACAGCTTCGTCAGCACTTTCTTTAGCACCCTTCGAAAACCATTTGAACGGATTGAAACTCTTCAAGAAATTAAATGCCTTGAATGCAATCAAAGCACCGCCAATCCCTGTAATTAAGCCTCTCCAAACATCTCCGCTGATTGACTGTGACAGTTTTGAGATCCAGCTTACAATCATTGAAATAGCATTTACAACGTGGCCAGCCGCGGCGCCTACAAGGTCCCATGGGATAGCATTGCCTAACTTTTCAGCAAGGTCTAAAGCTGCATCCGTCAAGTCTTTAAAGGCTTGATAGGCGTTCTTGATTGCTCCTGTTTCAGAGAAGGCTTCTAGCGCAAACTGAAAAGCCATTGCCATATTCTGGATGTTGACGTTCACTATTTCAATGATATTTCCAACCCCTTGGATAACATTGCCAAATCCATTGGATTCGCTTGTCAGTTCTTCAAAGAGTGACTGGATTGTCACGACAACATCTCGAAAAGTGTCCTTGATAACATCAAAAACACCCTCGTCAACTCCGAGCGAAGCAAACAACGATTTGAATCCTTGTTCAATCTTTGGCCCAGCTTCTGCCAAGGCTGTATCGATAGCTTGAGGAAGTTGTCTCATAATATTTCCAACCATAGGCAAGAAATTGCCTAAAAGGAACGTTGAGGTACTAGAGATAAGTGTTTTTAAAGACGGCCCAATATCTTCTCCGAGCGTCAAATTCGTCAAGAAGTTGGATGCCGAAGCCTTCATTGCTGCAAACGAACCGCTGAATGTAGTTTGCGCTTCTTGTGCCGCAACCCCTGCGACTCCCAACTCTTGTTGAACTAGGTCGATGGCTTCTACGATATCTGCAAAGTTGTTGATATCAAACTTCTTGCCCATTGCTTTTTCTAATTTGCTGGCGTCTTTAAGAAGTCGCTCCATCTCTTGCTTTGTACCACCATAACCTAGCTTCAGGTTATCTAACATGGTATAGTTCTGCTTAGCAAAGCCCTGAAACGTTTGCTGGATTGAACCGATGTCCGTACCCATCTTGGCTGAGTTATCAGCCATGGCCATGATAGCCTTGTCTGCCATTTGTGCAGCCTTCACAGCATCACCACCGAGCGCTTGCTTCAAGCTGGCACCGAATGAAACGGCTTGCTCTGCGTATGTATTAGCAGAGATACCAGCTGAGGCTGCAGCGTTCGCATATTGCTTTACAGACTCAGCTGCAGTCGTATAGAGCGTATCAACGCCACCAAACGATTGTTGGAGCTTGGCGCCCTCATCTAGAGCTGTAGCAAATACACCCTTGATAGCACTACCCAAGGACTGAATCCCTGAAATCAGCGCACCACTAACGATGTTAGCGCCAAGGACTGACTTAAAGACCGAACCTAATTGTGCGCCGCTTTCGGATAATCCTCCAACCATGCCTTTTAACCGTGCGACTCCTGACTGAGCCTTGTCGCCATTCATATCAACTTGAATGACGACCTTTCCATCTGCCATCTTACTACCTCCTTCCTAATCCATTTCGTAGTAATAATCTTTGCCTTCTTCATCATCGTAATTTTCAGAATCAGGCAACGCATACTCTTTCTTTAACTTCATCATTTCATCGATGTAAGCCTGAGAGTCACCCTTGCGTGGCTTGTACTTCCTGATTTTGATGACTTCAACGAATTTAGTGCCTTCTGGCAGACCTGACAATAGAGCATTAAACTTCTTCCAGTGCAATTTCCCTCTTTCTTCAAGTAAATCAATACGATATGCTTGCATGAAACTCGCATAAATGAAATCACCGTCAAGCGAAATGTCGTAAACTGGTGGTTCGTTGCTATGAGTTGAGGGTTCCTTTTTCATCACATTTCCTGCCAGGTCGTACTCAACCGATATGTCTTTCAGTGATTTTAACTGGATGTGTTCATCAAATACTTGCTTGAAAACATCCATGGCTTCCCCTGTATCAAGCTCTCCAAAATTCTCTTTCGTGAGCATTTTTAAAGCAAAGTGCGGTTTGACTTGCTCTGGGATTTCATCATCAAGCCACATTTCAAAAAGTCTAATGATATTATCAAATGAAATATCAAGAGAGTAGATCTTATCACCTATAACCAATTCATCTGTCAATTTTCGTGATAGATCTAGCATGATTAACCCTCTAAATATTTCTTGATAGCTTCCTGCGAATTGTTATTCTCAAATTCAGTAACAATTCCTCTAATCGTTTGAATTAGATAATAGATTGTGTAAGTCGTTGTTTCGCCAGAAAATTTGTAGACTTTCTCAAATGCGTCTTCATCAAACAACTCTGTCCAACTATCTTTAGCTGCATTATAAGCTTGTTCAAATGCCAAATCTTCGTTAGTTTCGTCCAAGTTTTTGGCACGTTCTTCCATCTTTTGGCCAATGACCTTCATTCTCTTGATGTTTTCATCGTTTGCGGCAAATTCAAGTTGAAATTCTCCGAAATCGACAGGAATGATATTGCTTAGTTTCTTAATTACGACCATTGTTTTTCTCCTTTTTCAAAAATAAAAAGGCGTGAATTATCACGCCTAAAATTATCCTGGTACTACAGCTGATTTCTTAGGTTTACGAGTCCAAACTACTTTAAATTTGAACGTTTCAAGTTCAGAAGCTTCACCATCCCCAATTTCAATTTCAGAAAGACGAGCCAACCCCTCTTTTTGAGTTTTACTATCTGAAGAAACTTCTTTATACCAAACGATAAGGTCATCCCCCACTTCGTCTTCTTTTTCAGCGACAAAGTTTTGAGCCTTGTCTGAATAGTCACGGTGGCCTTCAAATGTACGGCCTCGACGCTTAGAAATAACCATTTCTTCCTTGGTGCCATCCCCGTCAAAGTAAGCAGAGTCATCTGTTTCTTCGTTGTTTTCTGGTGAAGATGTCTTCAAGCCTTTAGCAAGCCAAAGATACTCTTCTGCTGTTGGCGGAGTGTCTGGAGTTGCTTCTTTGTAAGGCCCGATGTAGTGTTTTCGTTGTGCATTTTTATTTTTTGGCATTATTCTTTCCTTTCAATTTCAAGGCTGGCAGTAACATCCAGCAAGTAAGTGTAAAAACCTTGTTCGTCCAACTCGTTTAAGTACGGTTTCTTGACTTCAAGGCCTAAATAGTTATATGAATTGTTCTTGCTTGGTAATTCCAAGCCGATTTTTGACAAGGCAGTGTTAATCTGCCATAGAGTGTTATCAATTAGTTTCTGGTCTTTTGACTTAATTGCAATCTCAAAAGGTAGGTCCACAATCTGCGTTCCTGCCATGTCCTCTTCTACCACATTTCCTCCAGGAAGTGGATAAATTACCAACCCCTCCTTTTCGTCTAAATAGCCGTGCTTAGAGGGGATTTGGGATTGAACACTTTTGATATGCTCCAATAAGACCTCTGCAAAGTCATTTTCGTGCATCATTTAACTCCTATCGCTTTAGCTCCGACGTCAGCCCAATTTTTCGCATATAGAGCTGAGGCTTTCTTGTCCCATCTTGGTCCAGTTCCAGGCGTTGGCTTTTGGCTCAATAGCCTCTTCTTATTCGCAAAGAAGAACTTTCTTTGTTTTTCAGAAAAGAAACCTTTCCGCTTCTTGCCATAATAAATCAATCTAGCGTAAGGTGTTGCATAGATAATCGAATCTTGTCGAACATGTCCACTAGACCGAAGGTCTCCTCTTCGTTTTGGAACGAAACGCTCCATATCCAGCATTGCCTGGTTAGCGATAGCTAGCTTCCCCTTTGCTAGTGCTGTTGGAGATACTTTCTTCTCAATCCCTGAAAGGTCTATCTTCACATTAACACCGCCCATCAAATCACCTTGATTTCATAAGCTAGTAGCTTCTTGGTTAGAGGATGATATTGAGGGATGATGTTCTTAACAACGTAGCTGACACCGTCCTCTTCTACAACCCCACCGATGAAACTTTTGTCGAGCGTCACAGGGCAATATTTGTGATAGACAATCACAGTCGAAGAATTGGACTCGCTACGATGATTGCCTGAGCCAGAATGAGAAAAGGATCTATCGAACTTGCAAGGAGATAATAAAAGGGGTTCAGAGTAAGCCTCTTTCCCCCAATCGTCCTCACCAACGGGCTTCTTGATAGTCACTGAATCAGTTAGCATTCGTTTATCTATCATAATCAACCCTCGCCGAGCCAAATCCTACCATTCTCAGCCAGTTTTCAGCATCTCTTGATAAATTATACCTATCTGCTAAAGAAAGCGAATTTGAACCATTCTGAGAGCCTGTGCGATAACTTATAGATGTCCGTCCGACTGACATGCTGGCAATAGACTGCTTATCTTCAGCGGTCATGATTCCAGAACTATCTAAATAAGCTACTTGATAAGCCGTGGCACGTTTAACTGCCTTCTTGCGAGCTTTGTTGTCATTATCAAAGCTGTTTAGAGAATAGAAATCCCTGATGTAAGCATCGATAGCGAGTTCAGCACGCTTTAAAAGCTTGTCAAAGTCGCCCTCAATCTCAAATCCGAGCTTATCGAACTCCTCTTTCGTTAAGTAAGTCATCTAATCACCTCCTCAAAAGGTGGATGCCCCCACCTCAACTAGATCTTGCTTAGGTTCTTCAACGAGTTCAAGGCAATCTTCACCAACAATCTCATTAAACAGGCCATTGATTCGATTAGTTTCTTCTTGCTCTAGCTCGTATTCTTGTCCTTTGTCAAAATGACGGTCAGACTTAGCTAGATAAGCGTTCAATTTTGCTTTAAATTTGGCCATTTAGCACCTCCAAAAGCTCGTCTTTGGCTTTGGTTGAATAACCCTCAACCCCTTTTTCTTTCGCAATAGCTTTCAACTCTGCTACTGTCAAATCGTTTAGTGTTTTTTCTACTACCTCTTCAATTTCGGTAGTTTCAGCCACTTCTTCCTTTACTACCTCTTCAATTTCGGTAGTTTCAGAGTAGTGGCGACGCATTAGCATCCCCATTATGCACCTCCGAATTTAACGACCTTAGTGTCGTCGTAAAGGTATACACCGTAGTATTCGTCACCAGAATACACAGTAGTCTTTTTCAAAATGTCACGGTCGTTCTCAACCATAACATCACGCTTCAAGTTGATCACGAATGCTCCATATTTCGCATCATCTTCTTCATCAGTTGTATCAGGAGAAATCTTAACCAAGACCCCCTTGCCTTCTTCAACTTTCTTAGAGCGCACTACTTGAACGCCCGAAATTTCTCCAAAAGTACCGCTTACGATAACATCTGCGCCAAGTTCAAACCCACGAAGCCAATTCTTACCAGCGTCTGCACGAAGCTTGATCGCATCTTTTGGATTTACCAATGCTACATATTTCGCATCTTCTTCATCTTCGAAGATTTGCAAAGCTTTGTCAATGCTATCTACCGTGATTGGAGCTTCAGCGATGTTTTGAGTTGCTGTTTTAGCAATCGCCACCAAGTCGTTGTCAACTTTGTTAGCGATTGCTAAAGCGATTTGACGTGCCGCTTCGCTATAAATATCACCATGAGCAACTAGCGCAGCTTTGTCAGTGATTTCTACTGCTTTACCAGCTTGTTTGATGGTCATTGTTGTCTTGCTTGTTCCAAGCTGATCTACTGGGATTGATTGCCCTTCTGTAATTTCAGTGGCATCCCCAGAGTAGGTCCATTTAGCTACGGTTAGTGTGTCGCCTGGAATACCTACTAGTGTGCGCTCAATATAAGCAAGTGGAGTGAATTTGATCAATTTAGGAAGTTTAGCTGAAACCATATCAGCCATTACTTGTGGGTTGATTACTTGTGCTGTTGTTGTTGTTCCTTGTGCCATAAAAATTTATCCTCTCAATTTGTTATAAAGCTCTGGGTCTCGTTCAAATAGCTCGTTACGACTACGAACGCCCATTCTTGCAAATTCTGCCTTTGTAATTTCTCCTTGACCGCTTACGTCAGGGTTTCCTCCGGCAGAAAAACGTGGTTTCTTTTCCTCGGTCTGTTCTACTCGACCAAACTGAGGATATTTCTGCAACACTTGGCCAATAGCGTCTTCAATAGACACTTCATCGGATACCAAGCGGTTAGAAAGAGTGATAACATCGTCGACAGACTCAGCATTTACTCCCAAAGTCAGAGCTGATAGTTTCGCTTCCAGATTCTTCTTGTCTGACAAAGCAAGTTCTAGCTCTTTCTCTTTAGCAGCAAGCGCTTCTGACTGTTTCTCAGCCTCGCTCTTTTGTGAGTCCTTCCACTCTTTGAGTTGCTGAAGTCCTTCCTTGGCACTCTTGAAATTTTCAAACCCTAGGTCTTTGAAGATTTTCTCTTGTGCTTTCTTGGCTTCTTTAGCTACAAGACCAGTCACCTCATCTTGAGTGAATGTCTTGGCAGGTTGCTCTTGAGTTTGTGACTCAGTGGTTTCTCCAGTATTGGCTGACTGGTCAGCTTGTGTTTGAATGTCTTCTCCCATTCTTCTGTCCTCCTAAAATTAGGTATTATCTTCCGTTCTTTACCGACTGCGGATAAAGTCAAGCAAAAAACCGCATCGAATTCGACACGGTTTATAGTGGTTTATAGCAATTTATAGCAGTCTTTCCTGCCAGTCAAGATGTGGGATCACCTCCTAATCTTTAATGGCACGGTTTGAAACCTTGGTGTAAACATCTACATAAGTCTCTTTCTTGTCTCCGTTGTGCGTGATTTCTGCATAATCTCCACAAGGTTCGCTTGATGTAATTGCGTTCGTACTAACAAGAGCTTTCCAGTTTTGCAGGGTCTTGCTAAACCAAACTACAAAGCAATCTTCTGCTTTGATTTCACGACCTGATAAGCGCGAAAATTCTTGTGATGCCAATCGTTTTGCTTTTTCTAACATTTTTTATTCCTTTCTGTTGAAAAAAAATATATTGTGGGTTATAATCTAAGTAATGAGAGTTACTACCTCCTACATTAAAGGCTTCGGCTGTGGGGGGTGTGTGCTCTCTTTTTTTATTTTCTTTTAAAAATATCAATTATTTTATCGCCTTTTATCAAAATAATATTTTCGACCCAATTTCTGTGCCTGTTAAAGTAAATTCTATTAATTTTAGAGTACGCCTCGTCAATGTCCATGAGCGTTTTGCTAACATCGATAATAAATGACCTTGCTTGTTCTTTTTTACCAGCTATAGCATTATCAATATTATTCTTACCTGTTTTTTCAATTTCTTTCAGATCCCAGCGAACTCCATCGATTAGATAATCTGGAGTTTTTACAAAATTAGGATTGTGGACTTCAGGAACGTGGACCACATGGCTTCCAAGTGTGTCTGCCAACAATTTTCCGACTTCCTTTTCTCTTTGAGTTGGTTTGAAAATAACATTTTTATTATCTACTTCATACCTAGTCCCGTTATGTTCCCAGAAAGCCATTTCTGAGACCTTAGCTTTGCTAGGATCTGCATTTGAAAGCCATTTCTCTTTTACAGAAACGTAAGACTTATTGCCAGCAGGTTCAACGCTTGCTGGTTTTTCGTTTTTCTTGAAGAGTTTTTCTCTTGCCTCATTACGTTTCAGGAAGGGGTGCTTATCGATATAATCTTTCAAAGCAGCCTTTTGAGTGCCTACCTTACTCTTGTACTTGTCTATTAGTTCTTTATCGCCCAATTTCTCAGCGACGTGGAGCTTTTCCTTGTTCGCTCTGATAGACCGTTCTAGCGCCCTCTGCTTGGCTTCTGCGTTGGCATTATCCATCGCTTGCTCTGGACTAACCGAATCGACGTCCTCGCCTAAATCAGGCTTGTAGTTCGCTCCTGGGATGAACGGAGTTAGCATGTGGCCGCAGTTAATACCAAGGCACCCTTCAGGCCGACCGTAACCGTAGTCGGACAAAGCGAGAATGTGCTCTCCGTGCTCCGTTCTAGCGTGGCCAGTCGTCACTATCTCATGTTGCAAAGGCGCACACGACTTGCGAGCTGACGCCTTCTTTGAAAAATAAAAGGTATCAATTCCCAACTCTTCAGCTGGTCTTGTTCGCATTTCCCGATAGGTTCGATAGGTTGTCGTCTTGATAACCGTCCGTGCGTAATTGTCAATTTTCCAGTTACGCCCAGCGCTATCCTTGAACCCCTGGAACCCTCTTTCTTGCCACTTCATGACCGTGTCAGAGATAGCCTTATCAGCCGTAGAAAGACCAGTGACCACTCTAGCGACAGATTGTTCAATGATGCCTTGATAAGCACCGATAACAGCCTTTGGTAAGGTTGTATTGATGAGATTGTGGAGGTCGCCGATAGCTTGATTAGCATAATCAGCAAGAATTTCTTGAATGTAGTTGCTATTTCCTGCGGATCCATGGCCTAAATCTTCTAAAAGCTGTTGCTTCGTGTCCTTGTAGAGCTTCAGGCCTTCATTTTCGACAATGTGACGTAATTGCTCTTCAGCGACTCCAGAGTATTTAGAGATTAGCTTCAAGTTCTCCTCGTTCAGCATGTGCATCTGTTGCATCTTCTCGAGTTGCCAGATGTACGGTTGTTTCTCAAGATAGACCGTGCCACGTTCTGTCACACGTTCGACCACGTTGTCAAACAAGTCCAAGGCTAACTGATGATAGATGTCTGCGACATTGCTTGCTTGAAGCAGCAGTTGCTCGTCATTGAACTGGATTGGTGGTCTCTTCTTTTTTTCCATGGATAGCCTCTCCTATCTCTTCTACCATTTTTTTTGTTAGTTTTCTCTGTTCTAGTGAGGGGCTTTTAAGTCCTATAAACGACCTTAGATGTTGAGTTAGGTTCATTTAATCATTCTCCATAGATATCAATATCCTCTTGTGTTCGCTGGCTGTTAGCCGTGTCCATCGTCTCCTGATTGATAGCCTGAATCATCTTCTTAGCGTCAAGCTCTGACATGTTGAAAGCTTTCTGGATAGCGTGAGCCTTGCTGACAATGCCACTGGCCAAAGCCTTGGTCCAATAATCAAGCTCGTTGTTCTTGTCTGTGAATACTCCGTCATCGAGATTGATTGCAATCTTCTCCATTTGAGGAATCAGGCCGTTGTATAGACCGTAAAGGCTGCCGAGCTCACAGATTGAGATAATCAACTCTTTCAAAGACTGCTCAACCAAGCTTACAATGCTGTTTCTCATTTGATAGGTATCCGAGTTTTCAGAAACGACCTCTGTCGCAGTCTTCAAGCTCTGCCCGTCAAATGTAAACATTCCAGCCGATACACCTAGGAGCATTTCAAAGAGTGCTAGGCCTTCGTTAATGGTCTTGATGTAATCATCTGCCCTGATTGCCGTTGTCAGGTCTGTGATACTTCCTCCGTCCATGTCGTTAGTAGATAAGCGTAAGTAGACATTTTGCTCAGTATCAAAGCGCTTGACAAGCTGGACGTCTCCGTCTTGATTAACCAGTCTGGTTTCTGTCAGATTTTCAGGAACAGCCACTCTGCGTTGGCCCATCTTGACTTCCCACTTGAATTCGTCGTAAGTCGTGTTGATGAAATCAATCTTGGCGTTATCGAAGATAGACAATCCGAGAGGTGAATTGATGTCCTTGTTGTTCATCCCTGGAGGTTTCAAGTAAGAAAAAAGCGGTCTTGTTAGACCGTCAAGTTCGACTTGCTCTTCTAGATCCTCATAGATTTCGGCTAAAGGCACACGACCACCGACTTGCTCGGAACTTTCAGACCTGTATAACTCGTTTGAAATGATGTACTTTCCATCCTTGCCCCACTCGTGAAACTCAATCAAAGTGTAGTAGATGTTCTTCTGGCCTGCTGATTTAATCGTCTTAGTCACGATAGCAGCGCTTGAAATATCTTGCGTGTTAGACTGTAGTGGTAGAAAGACTGGTGCTTGAATGAATGACACTCTCACTCGTCCATTATCCACATAAGGCCTCATGGCAAGACCTCCAAGGGCCAAACAGCTCTCAAGATAGCGCTCAAAGTTCTTGTTAAAGCGGTCATTCTTCAAGGTTTCTTGAATGAATGTGTTTGCTTCTTTATCGTCCAATTTAATCGAAGCTTGTTCATTGAATACCAGGCTTGCAATCTTCTTAGCAGCGGTTCGAGCGATTGGCAAATGAGTTGCTTCTCTTTGCTTCTTGACGCCGTCTGTATTTATATAAGTGATTTTGTCAGCGTTGCTCTGATAGTATCTTAAATTTTCGTTGATTCGACGATACTCTGCGCTTGTCACTGCAATTTTAGGATGGTCTGTGATACTTGCTAGACTTTCTGTCGTCATTGCATACTGTCCTCTCTTAAATAGATTTTTGACAAATTGTATAATGCCCATTTATCGGCTCCTTGTTGCTAAAAATTGGCGTAACGCTTATAAAATACGTTCACACTATATCTAAATTCGTCCATTGCGTGGTTATCTTTATCAATCGGTCGTCCGTTATCGTCTCGGCTATATAAACCAATCTCTTTCAAGAAATAGTAATGGTCATACTCTTCTTCTTGGTGATTGATAAGCAAGAACTGACCTGAAGAGATGATATTCTGGCCACGTTCAATCCCTACCTCGATACCCTTCGCCTTGCTGCTAACATCATGGGCATTGTTCAAAGCCCCTCTTGTCTGAATCCCTAGCTTGTGCAATTCCTCTCGTAAGGATCTACACGCTGGGTCAATCCAGACATCGGTATAGCGCATTTGATACTTGCTAACACACCACTGAATGAACGCTCGAAGCTCGACAGCATAAGTAGACATAGCCTTTACTTGGCCAGTCTCAGCACCACTATGATAGTAATGAGCTACACGATTGAGCCTAAAAAATGTTCTGCCGTCCTCTCTATGCTTAGTAACGATGTTACAAGACATCGAGGTGGCGTCAGATTGCCCACCATCGCCATTGAAATACATTTCCATAGGTTCGCCTACCAAGTTGTCCTTGATGTTCTTTTCAAGGTCAAATAGGCCGTAAATAACGCCCTGAGGCATCACCCTCTGACCAAGTACGTCTCTCTTGTAGAGATAAGGATTTTTCTTAAGCGATTGAATAATAGATTGCTTACGCTCTTCAGACAGAATCGGATTGTCGTCCATGGTCCAATGGGTCCAGCGTGTGTTCTGGACATCAAATACATCCTTAATAACTGGATGTTGAGGTGCTGGAGGGTTCAGGTCAGCTAGATGATAGCGTAGTTTAGCGGCCCACGTCCGTCTGAATGCCTCCTGGATAAAGTCCATGTTCAGCAGGTTAATTTCACAAAAGACTACTGACCCTAAAGACATACCAGTGATAGCACCTACACTGTTGGCTTTACCGCCCCCTTTGTAATAGACACGCTTGGTTCCGTTGGGCGTATCAATTAAGAGGTGGTCTCCGTGCTCATCATGCTTGATTTTACAATTGCCATCGAAGATGTGCATTAGACCTGTGCCGTCACCGTCAATGAATAGACGGTAGGCTTGCTCTTGATTGTATGCAGCTATAAGATGGTTCTCGTCTGGTGACTCAATCAAGTATCTTGCATACCTAAAATGACCAGCGGTTGTCTTACCACTTCGGGGGGTGCCCTCGTTGACCTCAAGCTCATAGTTGAACGGTCTACGAATGATGTTGAGTTGTTTGTTTGAAAAATCAATCTTCAACCTTATCACCACCCTTCACGGCATTCAACAGAGCTTCCATGAGAGTAGTATCAGACTTGGAGCCTTGGTTGCTTTCAATCTTGATCTTGAGCAATTCAATCTCTTGTCTGATTTTATCGTCTGTCAATTCAAAGTCTTTCCAAGCCATGTTATTCATGCCATCCAAAGCCGAAAGAAAAGCGTTAGAATTAGCTTGCCTTATCCCATCTTGTTCAATACTAGCTCTTGCCTTGTTCTTGAGCCATTCATACTCATTAAAAGCCTGCTCTCTGGACCATAGAGACATGTTTGAGAACTGTTTTAGCAACTCACGATACCTTACCAAAACCTTACCATTTTGAAGAAGCTCGCTTGCTTTAACATCGACCGTGCTATCTTTCCACTTTTTAGAAGTTGAAAAAGCCTGTCTATACGCTTGTCTTTGAGATAGTCCGGAGATTATCCCTTGGACAAATAGCTCTTGTTTTGGGGTTAATTTATCCACTCACCGGACTACCTCCTTTCGACAAAATAAAAAGCCACTCGATGAGTGACTGTATGCGGTAAGTGGGTGCCTCCCCCACCAGAGCCTTATATAGCGCTACTTTATCTCTGTCCTACAGGTTAATCAGCCTAAATCTAATTACCGCCCTATACCTCTATCGCGATAGCTATTCGCAGAGACATAATGGAAACAGCAGGATTTGAACCTGCGACCAAACCATCTCAAACCTAGGACTTTCAACGAGATGGAGGAGTCAAACCTTATGTTTCCGAAAAATGAGAGGGGAGGACTTGAACCTCCAAAGCCATTACAGCCCCCTGATATTACAGGTAACCATCTACCAATTCTGAGACCTCTCTTTTCATTTCTTGATACTACCATTCTAACAGATTATCGTTACAGTGCACATCAAGATTATTTTGATTAACACATATTCTCAAGATATTCCCAAGATAACTCAAGATATTCCAAAAAATTCCAAATTATTCCAATATGTGCTCTAATTCGTCCACGGCATTTCTGCGCATGTTGTAATAAGAGCTTTTGCTGATAGCTAGCTTATCACAAATATCATCAACATACATCTTGGTAATGTAAGTCATCCTAAGAATAGACCTACTTTTCGGACTTTTAAGCTGATTGATCATTCTACCTAATTCAAGTTTTCTGTTGATAACTTCTTTAGTATCCTGTTCTATAGCCTCTTTCATTACAACAAGCTGAGTATAGACGTCATCAACTTTTCTAGCTTGACCGCCTTGGACTTTAACCTCGGACCATTTAGGGCTTGAGAGCAAACCTGCCTCAAGCTCGTTAATTTCGTCTATACGGCTTTGGATGTCCATGTCCAGATCCTGCAACTCTTTCAAGAGCTCTTTAGCCTTGTTCACTCTCTGTCTCCTTTGTGATATAATAGTCTTTGCGAGAACTATTAGCTGAGACAGAGAGTGTCTTGGCTTTTTTTTAATGCTTAAATTCGTTGACCAGGTCCCGGATAAAGAACTTCCAATCAGATTCTCTAAACGTCAAGAAACGATCTGTAGTAAAATTTCTAAGTCTTTTATAGAAAAGCATCTTTAGTTGGATTGACTCACCAACACTCAGTAAAATACCGGGGAAGCGATGTACTGAATGCACTCTATTTCCGTATCCAGAAATATCTAAATGTATTAACGTTTCTGGATATATGCGCCCCATACTAGCTTCAACTCCGAACTCAACCTTAACTTCTTCTACAATTGGAACTTCGTTAAAAATTGGTCGTGCAGAAAATATTGGCGACGGTGTTTCTTGCTTTTTTCCTAAATATGGATATTTTTTAGGTTTCATTGCCTGTCCTTTCAAATAATTTTCCCTTCAAATATCAGAGTGATCGTCCCTGTTCCATCTTTATGTCTAGATGTCAAAGCACGACAATCTCCACTAAGCTCAACGCCCTCTATAGTGATGCTACGTTGAGACTTATTGACATGGATGATTGTGTCATTTGATGTCTTAATTCTCATTATCTTCCTCCTCGATTTCGACAACTGCAAGTCCGTTTTTGTATCGTTTTCTAAGAGATGGTCTAGTGTGATACCTCAATTTCTTTTCTTCAATTCCGGTTTCCTGACTAATTTCTTCAATTGTCCCTAATGTCACAAATTTTTCACCTTCGTACAGAGCATACTCACACTTCATAGTCTACCACTCCTCTCCGTGTTCAATTCTTTTTAGTAAACATTCGCTACAAATACCATTTTGAAATACACAATCATAATCTAACTCGTCTTTCAAAAAGAAAAACTGTTTACAATCTTCACAATCTAGCTTGTTGTTCATTTATTTCCCTTTCTAAAGCCGTTCCGATTTTTTCATTGTAGTATCTCAAAATCTTGCTTTGGTTCATCTTTGTTTGTATGATATTGTCTATAAAAAATTCCAAATCTGCACTCATTTCATCCAACAACTTAACGACTTTCAACTGATATTCCATATCAGGGACGTCAATCTTTATCTTTGACAATCTAGCTACTGATAAACCTGGTTGATTATCTCCGTCTGCGCATCGCTCTATTTCTTCACGCTTCATCAACAGCCAGTGAAATAAATATCGCTTATCTATCATTTCTTTTGGCTCAACTTTAAAGCCACCTTCATCTATCCAAAATGGATCTCGATGGAAATAAACTGCACCAACTGTACTCTTACGAGTCAAGCGGATTGTGTCGCTCTCACAATTGAATTTATCTGTAGTTCCCTTTGCACTCATACCAGCACCATAGATAAAATAAGACCCATCTGTCGCTTTCGTTCTAGTACCTGAAATAAGCTCGCAAACTTCTAGCAATCCGTACTTTGTTATCTTATCTGGTTTCATTCTAATCCTACTGCAAAATTGTACATCAACAAGTAATCATCTAAAACCTTATGGCATCTCGTTATGAAAGATTTTAAATCAATATCTGCGTTGAAAAACTGAATCAATATCAATTGACTTGCTAAATGTTTTTCAAGATGATCGATTGCCATCTGGTCTAATTCAGCATTTACTTGGTCAATGTCTATTTCTTCTTTCTCGACTGGTTTCTTAGGTATTACCCAGCTAAAATCTGAATCTAATGTATCAGATTCTTGATATTCAATCTTTTGGGTCTTACAGTCATAAATCTCTTTTGAAATTTCAGGACTGTTTTTTTCTTTGTCAATGACTAAGAAAATCACATTGATAGATGTGTCTTCAAATCCGTTTTGAATCTCATTCAACTCAACAAGATTATTACCAACCAATTCCCGCATCTTCTTTTCAGATTGACGGTATGCAATTCCAGGGAACATGATATAGAATCCGTATCGCTTCGTATAAGTCAGCGACTTCAACAGAAAAATATCATCAACAACACCTGATTTTTTCCAAGGGTATAGTTCTTTAATAGCCTGTTGATCCTCTTCTGGTAAATCTTTCAATTTCAGAGAGTAAGGCGGATTCATTGCAATTGCATCCACTTGTATATCTGATTGATAAGTGAAAAAACTCTGATTATTCACAACAGCGTGAGGGAAATTTGTTTTCAATGCTTCGCAACTTTCCTGCTGAATTTCTACCGCATGAAAATCAGTCATACTGATAAACTGCTCTAGCTGGCCAGAGCCTGCGGCGCCATCAAAGACAGATATATTTTCACCGCAATATTGTTTTACTTTGTTTGCTAAGTATTCACGCAAAGGCTTCCCTGTCACATACTCAGCAAATTTATTGGCTTTCTCACGGTTATTATGCTCCACGAACGTCATAGCATCACCTCGTCTCCAATCCTCAATGATTTGTAGCTTGTTTGCGTGACTACGAAAATGCCATAGTTCTGTATTGTGATTGTGTACAGGTCGCCAATTTTCTCCTTGTGAACAACCTTGCCTTTGATTTCTGCGCCTTGATTATCAGCTTTATAGACGATAATCGGGCGCTTTTCTTCTAATTTCTTAATCTGGATACTCTGCCAGATGTTCAAAGTGGCTGACAATAATATCCATATTGCGATAAATCGTTTCATGTTCACTCCCTGTAATCGTTATAAATTTCAATAGCTGGAATTGACTCATTATCAGTTGCAGAAGTAATTATCAGCTCGCTCCTCACTTCTCTCTGAAATTCTAGTAACTCCTCTATCGAATTGATTTCGATAAAATGCCCCTCTGCACCGTTCGGGAATTCTCTTTGTATTCGACCTTTAGATGTTTTATGATTAACTCCTTTAGAAAGCCAAGTGCCTTCTCTTCTAGAAAATCGCTTATCAAATTCTTCAAATGTCGAACAGGTTCTAACTTCTACTTTTTTATATTTTTTAATTATGGCGTTAGGAATTTGATTTTCAACTCCTCCGCTTGTGCTTGTTAGTAAAAATTCCATCACTCCACCTCCTCGAAATAAAACCTTCCGTCGAATGGTTCGATTTTGATAATTCCATAATCTAACCCAAGTCTTGCTATAAATGGCTTGCTGATTCTTTCGTGCAAGGTAGACATCTGCTCCCTGAATTCATCTAAAAGAAGAGTAGATTTGTAGAAATTACATTGATAGCATGCTGGCATATAATTTTCAAAACTATCTTCTCCACCTCGATAGTGGGGGTGTAGATGATCCACTCTCAAAGTTTTCAGGTCTAAAATCTTACCGCAATACGCACAGTGACCGCCGTATTTATCTAAAACCTTTTGTCTAGTGGCTTTAGATATGCTTTTTCTTCGTTTCAATCTGTGACCTCCTTGATTTTATCTTTTAGATTTCCTTTTGCCGATCAGTTCAACTAAACTTCCTACAAGGAATACCACCCCTCCAAAAAGGAAAGAATGTACTAACAAAACTGGTATTAAATAAGGTTTGATTGGGAAAATTGAAAATACCCATGTAAAATACCATTCAATAAGTCCGCAAATAGTAAGGAAAACGACTGCAACTGTTGATAACATTAATGTTACTGCTCCGATACCTTTTATAAAGTCACTCATCTTTCACCTCCTCAACTTATCTTATGGCTTTCCAGGTCTCCAAATTCGTGGCCATGGCTTACGAAATACGAACCAATCAGGATTGCATCTGCTTCGTCATCTTTAACGTTAAGGTCGAACGTTTCGGACACCTTAGCAACGGCCTGCAGCTTCATCGACTTCTTGCTTCGGTCCTTATAACTAAACCTCCAATACTTGCGCCAGGTAGAAACATTCACGAAATACACATTGTCAGCAATCAATCGTCCAAGGATGATGCCGGTCACAATTCCGATACTGATCATGGACTGCTGATTTGGCCCCATGACCGAGTTCTTCTCGACCACAATCGATTCAAAATGACAGTTGTACTTCTGGAGCGCCCTTGATTGAATGGCTCGCAATTCGCTAGCCATGAAGCGTCCACGTTCAAAGAATGACTTACTCTTATGTTTTAAGACACCACTCTGGACAAGGTCAGAGCCGTGAAATACGGCCCATCCTGTCGCAGTAGTTGAAATGTCTAACGATAATGTCAGAGATTTCATTGTAATTCTCCCTTGATACCACAAAGGTCAAAGAGATTCCGCTTGTTGTTCTCGATGAACTCAAAGAATTTCTGAAGTTCGGCCAAGTGACGTTTTTCTCTCTTGACTCCAAGGCTCGTATGATACTCTGTCGGCATTTCCGGTGTTACCCTGATGTCTAGCCAATAAAGAGGCTCGAACACATCACCGTTCGCATCAAGAGAAGCGTCTGCGTCCGTATTTCTGAAATGCATCTGCATATCATATCCAATTTTGTTTGTAATCGTGATGTTCTTATCTACGATTTCTAGTGTGATACTTGTTCCTGGGATGTCGATTTTATTTAGCATTTATTTTTCTCCTTTATGCGTGTTTTGTATTTTTGTTGATTTCTACCAGCCATTGTTCTGCAGCTTGCCGGATATTCTCCGGAGCCGATAAATTGTGCTTGCCTCTGATTTGGATAATCCGTCCTGATTGGTATTCCATAGTGAAAAACGGCTTGTCTGGTTCATCTTTTGACCTAACGAATATGATTGTTGTTTTGCCGTTTGCATGATCTTGAGTATATCTAGCACTTCCAACACAATGAGATAGCGCCTTTCCTTCCAAAATCAATTCTCCCGAATTATACGCTGGCTTAAAGAGATACTGGTCAATAACTTTCTCATACTTGACCAAAGATTTCTGGCGCTTCTCGAACTTGCGCTGTTCAATCTCACTCTTGTGCTGAATGAGCAACTTAACTACATTGTCATGTGCTTTGACCAAATCTTTTGGCATGATGAGGTTGTCAGTATCGATAGATACATTTAGCTCGTTCAACATGCTGATATAGTCTACATAGTAGTCAAAATTGACTTTATTTTTTAAGAACCAATTCTGGAACCTGTTCATTTTTGCTGCTTTCGGGATTTTGTTGATATCTTGATAAGTCAAGACTTTTTCAATTCCAGGAACAAGCTTTCCACCTCGTGCTTTGATGCGACGTTCTAGCTCGTAATCTCTAAAGGACCTGTCGGTATTTTTGAAAAATCGCTTATTTTCATGAAGCCATTTTTTTGTGATAACTCGGCAGTCAACCGCTTTTCTTGCGTGCCATCCGTCATAATCAATAACATCATAAGCAAGATCTGTGGCCATTCTCCAGGCATTTATTTTCTGCAAAAACTCGATTTCGGAGCGGTATTTATACATGTGTGGCAAATGGTAATAGCGCATCCCTGAAGGGAATTCTAAATACTTCAATTCAGAAATATCTCGAATCTTATTCTCCCAATTATTCTCAAAAAATATTGTTCCTGAATATGCCCCTTGACCTGAAAAATTGGGAGTCAGGCCAGGAGCGTAGACTCCACATCTCTCAGTTAATTGTATAACCTGGTTTTCGCTCATCTGTTCAAAGTTTGTCAGTTTCATCCTGATAGATTGCTTGCCGTTTATATATTGTGACCAGAAGCCGTAAGATTGAATTTCAATCCGTTTGCTAGTCACGAGAACAATTGCAAAACTGTGAAATTTATCATAAAAATCCAACCTGCTCGACTTTGTCAGCCGTTTTTCGATGACCATACAACCCGTCCGGTCGCTCTGAATTGTTTGAGATTTGTTAGACCATTTGATGGTCGGAATCTGCGAATAGCACCAGTCAAAGAATTTTTGGGGCGGTTTCAAACGCCCATCAATTATTTTTTGATTTTTTGTCATGCTAGCTCACCAAATAAATCGAGCTGACCGTCAATAACATTTTTCTGTTTTTTGACTTTTTTAGATTTTGGTTTTTCAGGTTGTTGGCCGACTACTACAGTCGCATGGATAGCCTCGACCTTTTTAGTTTTGCCAGTAAAATACTTATAGACCCAGCCAAATACAGTAGAGTCGTCTACCATCGCACAAGATCCCGACTTATAGCTTTTAGCTTGATTTGCACAATATTTCAAAGCTTCTTTGATGGATTTCTTGTCGGCCAAAACCCCTTCAAAGAGTTTCTCGTCTTCTTGATCACAAATCCAATTGTGGATAGCGTCCTCAGCTGGTCCATGGTCCTTCTTCATTTCCTCTAGTAACTTGGCCAGAGCTTTTTCTTTGATTTCATTCATTTCATTTCAAAAAATGCGACTGCCTCTGTTGTGAGTTTGGCTAAATACGGGCAGTCGCTCGTCCAAGGTCACATGACCGTTTTTGACGTTTTCTAGTTCGCTTTTTTCGTGGTTCACGGCACGTTGTTTTATTTATTTGACTTTTTGGTCTAGTTCTTCTTGCGTCAATGGTTCAATACGTTGATAGCCTTTGACGATGTAGTTCTTCTTGTACTCGAATCCCAAATCCGCAAGACTAGCCTTGAAGCGGTCTTTCTCTGCTGTATCCACAAAATACACCTCCAAAGTCATTTTTTGGGTATATCGTTTTGGGTCGTTTTTACCCCCTCTAAGAGCGTTTGGCTCATTTTGGGGGATTTGCCCACCGTCCAAGATTTCGCCTGTCTCTGGGTCAATATTTGGGGTTTCCGTTGATTTTGGAGCTTGTTCCTGCTGTTTTGTTTGTTGGGCCGCTAAAAGTTCCTGACTTTCTCGCTCTGCTCGTTCTTGAGCCTGTCTGAGTTCTTCCTTTTGCTTTTCAAATTCATAGTCAGCTTTGATTTGTTCAAAGACCTCAGCAAGCGTCAAGTCTTTCAGCTGTCGGATGTAAGGTGAGTCAGTCATGCCATACTCAGCACATAACCCTGAAATAGCTGACTTAGCCTTTTCAAATTCTTGCTGTTTCTGAAACTCAAATGTGACCATGTCGTCAAGTGATTTCATTGTGGCTTTTTTAAGCGTCACGCCGTCAGCCATGAAATCGCTAGCCTTGACATAATCAAGGGCCTTTTCATCAAATAGGCGAGGGTCCAGCATGTACTCAGCTGATTTGTTAGCTAGGTAGCCTTTTACTGTGTCAATTCTGACAGCCTTTTGATGTTCTTCAAATTCTTTGACATCACTAGCAATTTTAGTGATGATGTCTTTTAGAGGTTGGATGGCATTCTTGACATACTTGTCAAATTCGTCAGCTGGTTCAGATAAGACTTTCTTATTCCTGATCCGCTCATCAGAGACCTGCTTGTCTAATTTGCGTAGATCGGCAAGTGTCTGCTTGTCATCCTTGATGGTTGCAGCTGTAACCGTGTAATTTTGATACTTTGCTACAATCTCATTGATATTCTGCTCAAATTTCTCACGATCAATGATTTCAACCTGCGCCTGTGTTACTTTTACCTGTAATTCTTGCATGCTGTCCTCCTAATATTCAAGTTCACCGTCTAGCAACTCGCCCTGGATTGGCTCCTCAGTTTGAGCAGGTTCAGGATCTGCATGATTTGCCTCTTGCTCTTTGTTGAATTGCTCAATCTCGGCCATCTTGCGTGCCACGACATCCTCACGGCTCTCTTGAGGTGTGACGTCTTTAGGTGTGTTATCCAGCTGAATTTCATCAGCCTCATAGCTCGCTCCAAGCTCAGCAGGGAACGCCTCACGGTAAGCTGACACTAGAGCTACTTTCCGTATCATGACACAAGGCATAGTATCCCAGTTATTCTCACCTATTGGCTTGCCGTATGAGTTCATCACTGGATAAGTAACATCTTTCCCCTGTTGTGTCAGTTCCTTAACTCTTGCACGTATTTTAGAATTGTCATACTCCTCAAAAGATACTTCTGTTTCCGTTGGGTAAGTACGGTCTTTGCGGTACACCTTGGCCCAACCGCCAAGAATTTCAGCGCCTTTAGGAATAAATGCTCCTTTTGAGTATTTAATTTCACCGTCCAACAGATAGATTACGCCTGCCTCTTTACCATCAAATTGTGGATGACTATCTGCTTTCTTTTCAAAAGCTGATTTGGCAGTGACTATCTGGGCTGGCTGAGTGCCATACTTGATAAAATAAATTTCTTTTGTAAATGGATTGAGGTTTTGGGCTTTGGCTTGAGCTATAAAATAGGCAAGCTCCTCATCACTAGCTTTTCCTTGCGGGTCAAGATACTTCCTGATAATACCGCTATTAAGTAGCTGAGGGTTAGTCAGAAAGTCCCCTTTTGCTTCTACAAGTTGATTGTTTGTCATTTTCTTCTACCTTTCGTTTTCTTCAAATTCCAATTTTCACGCTTTAAGCGTCGATTTTTGTTTTGTAGTTTCAAAATAATATCTTGTTGCTCGTTGATAATTTCTCCAAGTTCCTGACCAAGATGAATATACTCGGCTCTCCAATTGTCGATTTCTTTGTGTAACTTCTGGATCATATTTCATCACCTACATATCGACGTCGACCGCATCCGATATCCACATACTCGCTCGGATCAAGCTCTTCTCGTTCTTCAGGCGGCTGCATCATATCTCTGTCGTAATCAAACATGAGCATACACCTTTCCGAGTTCCAGGACTCGTTTCACATATCTAGCTTTGGACGTCAAACCGAGATCCAGCAATTCGTTTTTTTCTTCATGATTGGCCAAAAGCCACACACGGTTTTCAAGTTCAATTCTGTTCATCTTCCTGCTCCACCTCTTCAATTTTCACTTCGCTATTTAGACGCTTCATCGCTTCATCTACTGACTTGCCGTCCAGGACGTCCTTGAGCAAGTGGCTTACATCGTGCATTGTTTGAGCCTTCGCCTTGCTTCTTTCAGTCTCTGGCATCAAGCCCATATCTTGTAGAGCTAGAAACGCAAGGCTGAAAGCGTGCATTTCTTTCTGAAGTTGTTTGATTTTTTTGATTGCTTTTAGTGCTTTAAACATATTGTTCTCCTTTTTTCTTTATTCTCCAACTTTCCAAATTCGACAGCGGGATTCCACTCCAGAAGAAGTCTTGTCTTGAAATTCCCAGTCATTTCCATAAACTCCCGCAGCTTCGTATGAAGATGATTTCAAATAAGCAATAGCTTCTTCTTTCGTCTCGAAAACAGTAGCTGAATAATCTTGTTTGCCAATTGGCAAAAAGTCACTTCCAATCAAACTGAAATCCTCGTTTCCAGTTTCAGCATTCTTGACATGTATTGATATAATGTACATCTACATTTCTCCTTGCAGTCTAGCCTTGATATCAAAGTTTTCTTTGTACTTGTAGGCAGCAAGCTCCTGCTTCAAATTGTAGTTTTCTTGCTCGAAAACAAAGCGACGCTTGCGCTCTTCGAGAAGGTCCTCGTTAAGCTCGATTGCGACTACTCTCCAATCAAGGTTGACCGATTTTATAACTCCTTCAAGTTTGAGTTTGATTTTAGTAAATAGTTTCATATTTTCTCCTTTTGATTTATATAGCTGTTTTCTGCCAGTTTTTGTGATACCATTCGATAACAGCATCCCGTGGATATTTCTCCCGCTTCCCTTCGATTCTCGGAAAGTCTTTATGGCTATTGAAACGCTCGTCAAATGTCGTCGTATCCTTTGTTCCCAGGAGCATTTCGGAACATTGCGACTTATTCAGTTCCATTGGATAACGCCGTTTTTCGTCGGTCACAATTGTCATGACCTTGAGCGTCCTATCCATCAAGCCAGCTTCAAACTGGTCTAATAGTTGATTCATTAAGTCATTCATGTTATAATTTCCTTGAATAATTTTGTTGAGCGCCTGATTGCCGTCAGGTGCTTTTTTTGTTATCTTAATTCATCTATGCTGATCTCTAACGCATCAGCAATTTTGCATATATTTGGCCAAGAAAGGTATTTCACCTTCCCACTTTTCAAGTCAGAAAAGAAACTTCGATTAACTCCAGCCATCTTAGATAATTGATTGCCATTCAAATTTCTTTCCTGCATGATTCTATTTAGTTGTTCCCACATTTTTATTCCCCCAAAACACTATATGTTGTTAAGCAAATATATTTAAACAACAATATGTTGTGTTTTTCTGTTATCTATGTTATAATCATTCTTGACTAGGACCTCTCACTGTTTTAGTCAAAATTTCAATAGAAAGGAGATGATTCTATGGACACTAATCAAATTTTGATAACTTTTTTAACTTCATGCGTTCCTGCGTTTCTTGTTTATCTCGCAAATAAATATCAAACTGATTCCAAAATAAGAGAATTAAAGGCACAATCTGAAAGCGAATTACAGAGACTTGAAAAAGAGCATGAATTAAAACTGGATGCCTTAAAACAAAGCCAGCAAGTAGATATCACTTCAAAATTCCTTACAGGCGAAGTTGATTTCCAAAATATTGCTAGAGCCATCGATGGTATCACGGAACTTCAAAAAGCCGTAGATAAGTTGCCAAAATAATTTGATGAAAGCAGGGTACTTACTCTGCCTTTTTTAAAATTTTCAAAATTATTGAAATCCCGTTAACTAATCCAGCTAGATACCCACGCCCATAATCTGTCCTTAAGAATTTTAATAATTCTTCTGTTTCTTCTTCGTTCATTTTCTATTCACTCTCTCCTTTCCCATTTTTGCAAAGCCCTAAATTAGAAATTTAAAATTTCTCTCTTTTATTTATTAAGAGAAGTAGGACTTGTTGTCTTTTAATATTTATTGTTATTTAATACTTGTTGTTAGTTAATATTTGTTAGTGTGAAAAAAATTACATGTATTATTTTTACATGTATTATTTTTACACTTGCAAACCTTGTGACCGTAATTCAGAAAAAAGTCTCTCTTGCATTATTTGAAAACTAAATTCTGATATTTTTCTATCAGAGAAAAATCTAAAGATTCGTGAACCAGCCCCGCGCCCAAAAGATACCTTAATTTCCCGCAAATAACCCGCTTGTTTCAATTTTTCAAAGTGCTTTAAAACAGTTCGATAACTCAAACCTGCTCGTTTTGCTATCTCTTCAGGATAAACTTGCCAAGTGGAGATATTGCTCAACACAATCATCAGTATTCCTATTTCAGTCGCTCCAAGTGCAGGATCGTTGATGAAATCATTACTAACAGCAGTATAGTCGTTAGTTGGATTCCTGAAAGATGAAATCCACTTTTAAGTTATAAAGTTTTTTCTTATCCATGCGAGCTCCTTTCTCTTCGTTTATTTTCAATCATTCTTTCCTATTCCTAATTACCCACGTTTCGTGGTCTTAAGTCTGAAAAAATTTCGCCAATATCTTTTTCTAAAATATCAGCGATGATAAACATTTCGTCTGATTTAAAAGCACGTTGCCCCTTCTCTTTCTGACGGTATGCCGTTTCAGAAATCCCAAGTTTCTGTGCTAATTCTTTTTGAGTAATGCCTTTTTCTTTTCTTAGTTGATAAAGATAAATTTGCACGTTCCTACCTCCTTATTTTTCTATTTGTTCCTCCCAATTCTGCTATAATGCAGTCAGAAAGGAGGTAATGTTATGACTGATTATCAATTAGAAGCTTCTCTGATTGTCCTTGGCAAAGAATACGAAAGAGCCAAGAAAGGTGGGAAAGAAAGCTTCAGTATACATGTGTCGTTCTTTGACGGTTTAGATACTAATTTCCATCTTCAAGAGTTTGCAAGACAATATCCCGTAAGGATTGCCCGTTTGAAGTCTGACCAAATAACTTTTCTAATCGACTGACATCGTTTAAAGGGAAAGGATTGTTTTCTACTCGTTCATTGAACGTAAGAACGACTTCACAACTCTCTAGGAAATGACTGGTAAATTCCACTCGCTCAACTCCGTCCAGAAACATTCCATCGACGAATACAGCAAGGTGATTTTTTCTTGCTGTCAATAGTACATCGTGTTCTGATGTATTTACTGCAATTGTTCCTTTCATACCGTCTCACTTTCCAGCGCCCTGAGTTCAATCTCATGGCTAACTTGTTTCAACAGCTTCTCACACGCTATTTTAGCTTCTCTGTACGTTTTAGATTCACTGATGAAGTAATCAGCAAGTTCAATGATTTTATCTTCCATGATTGTCTCCAAAAATCAGTCTTAAGACCGATGTAACCCCTTCAAAAACAGTATATAGTTATGTTATCCTTTACAAGAAAGGAGCTGATGCAAATTGGCAAAATTTTTGAAGGGGACTGTGGTTCAGTGATTCAGTTTGGCTAGGTAACCAACACGTTTTTACTGCGAGTGTGACTGCACGGAGCCTGTCGCTGACTATAAGAGAGACTGCAGCTCTGCTTATAGCGGGACTGACAGATAACTACCGTGCGGCACTCAAAGACTAGCCAAACCACGTTGATTGCAGTGCTGGACGCATGACCAGCGAAGTTTCAACCAGTCGCTTTACACCGACTGTGAAACCTTATCAAAGTGTGCAGGTCTTGACCTAGTGTAAAGTAGGCCAAGGCTTTTTATTATTCAAGATCACCCTCTCACCCCCTTTCAAATATGGTATAATCAAAATAAAATGATTGGAGAAAACTATGAAAACTGCTACCGTTTCATTCTATGATTCAAGTCGCCAGACAGTAAAAATCGAATACCCTGAATATTGCCCACATTGCGGAAAAAGTATCTCGCCTGAAAAAATACATGTTTCAGACAGCGAGGACAGTTACTATAATGGAAATGCTCGCTTTGTTGTAACTTTTCGTTGCTCACGCTCAGCTTGTAAAAAATACTTTGCTGTCGAGTATATTTTCACATCTACATCTGAACTTTGTTCAATTGCTAAATACAGCTACCGTCCACCTATCAAAGTAAAACTCCCTGAAAATATAGAAAAAGTTTCTCCTGTTTTTGTTGAAATTTATTCTCAAGCTACAATTGCAGAAAGAGAAGTATTAGATCAAATAGCAGGCGTCGGCTATCGCAAAGCTGCTGAGTTCCTAATAAAGGACTACGTAATTTCAAAAAATCCATCTGACGAAGAACACATCAAATCAATCATGCTTGGTCAAGTAATCGCTGACTACTTGAATGATTTTCCAAAAATTCAAGCCTTAGCAAAATCTGTTGCCTGGATAGGTAATGATGAAACTCATTATGTCCGCAGACACGATGGTAAAGATATCGATGATTTAAAGAAGTTCATTCTCTCGGCGGCTCAATTTATTGCTGCTGATTACGATGCAGATGAAGCGTTGCTTTTTACATCTTCTTCTGATTGAGAAATCTTAGAATCTACTTCATCCAACTTCTCAGCTATATAGATCACGGTCCTCAATACTTCATTGAGGGCTGTTCTTTCTAGTTCATTCATCTTTCTTCTCCTTTCTTTTTTTTGCTCTATGAGCAACAGCTAGGAGGGGAATTGCGCCCCTCTACGCTACCCTAGTTTCTTTCGCTTCTTCAACCTTCTCAAGAACTAGGATTGTAAGAGCCATTTCTTGAAAGTCTTTGTCATCAAATCCGATAACGTCACCGTAAACTCTGATGGCTGTCAGTAGTGTATTGTACAATGCGTACATATCATCTGATGATAGTTTTTCACGATCTAGGATTTCTCCTAGTTTCAATGAGCGTTCTCTGCGGTTCTTAACTTGTAAGATTTCTTTTGCTAGTGCGATTTGTTCTTGTGTTGTAAGTCCTTTATTCATTGTTTTTCTCCTGCTTGTTTTGTTATTTCCTTAAGCTTGATTTAATTATAGCACACGTTTCGTGGGCTGTCAACACTTTTTTAACGAAAAAATAAAAAAAGTTTTCTTTTCGTGGGTTTTATGTTATACTTTACTTATAGAAAAACAAAAAGGACTCAATCATGAATAAAGAAGAAATTGCCATTATCATAGGCGAAAATATAAAGCAATATAGGCTTCAAAATGGTTGGACTCAACAAGAATTGGGGGCTAAGATAGGGATAAGTAAAAACGCTATCGGGAATTATGAGAAAGGTTTTAGATCTCCTAAAAAGGACACAATGTTTGACTTAGCTAATGCTTTCAACGTTTCTATTGATGACCTTTTCCCTCCGATTCAAAAAGGCTCTTCTTCTAATACTTCCTCAATCCAAACCATCTACGACGAACTAAAACCTCCAAGGCAAGCTAAAGTCCTGACGTACGCTGAAAAGCAACTGGACGAGCAAAGGAGTGAAGAGACTCAACCAAACGAAGTATCGGAAGTTATTCAGTTATATAGTTACGACTACTACGACCACCCAGCTTCAGCAGGCACAGGACAGTATTTGAACGATGTACGAGTGGAACGGATTGAGTTGCCAGTAGATATTGATGCTGACTTTGTCATTCCGATTAAAGGTGACTCTATGGAGCCCGACTATCACGATGGCGACCTGGTATTCATTCAGACAAGCGTAGACTTGAATGACGGAGTTATCGGAGTTTTCAACTATAACGGCGATGCTTACATCAAGCAGTTAGTGATTGACAAAGACCAAGCTTACTTACATAGCTTAAATCCTGCATACAAAGATATGCCAATCACACCAGACACAGACTTCCGAATTATCGGTGAAGTCGTGGATTTATATAGGGAGAAATAACATGAGTAACGAAAGTAGACCGATGGAAGTAATTAAACACAACCTAGATTGCAAATGCCACAGACGAAGAGAGTGGATTAGAGTCAATGATAAGTGGCATGCTATCGAGTTTTCGGTAGACGATCCAAACGAACCTCCTATGACCGAAAAAGAAAAAGCCAATGTGGCCTTAATTCTTCAACAACACTTACCGAAAGAGTAAAGCCAACTATTTCAAAAATGGAAATAGTTCAAATAAAAAAATCCCCACACTCTCCATCGCCAAATTTTGAGTGTGAGGATATCTGGTATAAGAAACAACCATTCAAAAGGTCGTTTTCTTATACCCATTTTATCAGAAAATGAGGTGAAAAACAATGGCATACTTTAGAAAAAGGGATAATGGTTGGGAATATCGAATCTCTTACAAAGGGCCTGACGGCAAGTATAAGCAGAAATCAAAAAGTGGATTCAAGACCAAAAAACTGGCTCAAGCTGCAGCAAGGGAGATAGAGGATAATCTATCCGAGAATATACTGACAGACAAAGACGTCACGCTCTATGATTTTGTTAAAACATGGTCAGATGTATACAAGCGACCGCACGTCAAGGATAAGACCTGGGACACTTATACCAAAAATCTAAAGCATATCAAAACCTATTTTGGAGATTTGAAAGTAAAGGATATAACACCTTTATATTATCAAAAACGGCTCAATGAATTTGGCGAGAAATATGCCCAGGAAACACTTGAGAAATTCCATTATCAAATCAAGGGCGCTCTAAAAGTTGCAGTCAGAGAGCAAGTGATCAGCCACAACTTCGCTGAAGATGCCAAGGTTAAGTCTCAAATAGAAACCAGGTCAGAGGATAACGACTTTTTAGAGGAAAGCGAGTATAAGGCTCTAATTTCGTCCACACGCTCGAATATACAATACGTGTCCTATTTCACCCTCTACATCCTTTCAGTGACTGGTATGCGCTTCTCTGAGGCTCTGGGGCTTACCTGGGATGATATAGATTTCAAAAATGGAATCATTGACATAAACAAGAGCTTTGACTATTCAAAGGCTCAAGATTTTGGAGATTTGAAAAACGAAAGCTCAAAAAGAAAAATCCCAATTGATAAGATCACGATTGAAACTTTAAAAGCTTATAGAAAGCAACACTGGCAAGCAAACATTAAAAATAGGGTATGTTTTGGAGTTTCAAACTCAGCGTGTAACAAGCTGATAAAAAAGCTTGTAGGCCGTCCAGTAAGAAATCATAGCTTGCGACACACTTACGCTTCTTACCTGATATTCAAAGGAATTGACATCGTGACCATATCAAAGCTACTAGGTCACGAAAGTCCAGATATAACCTTAAAGGTCTACTCACACCAGATGGAAGCACTAGCGGATAAAAACTTTGAGCAAATAAAAGAAATATTCCTAACTGCTTAAATTTGGGGCGGATTTGGGGCGAAACACCCACAAAGCCCGATAAATCAATAGCTTTTAATCCGTCTACCGCCTTATAGTAAACCAAAAGACTCCCCGTGAGTCTTTTTTTTTATAAATGGGAGCTTGGGCACCTGATGGTGTCTTAAGCTCCT